GCGGATTCAAAATCCGCCGGTGAATAACCGTGTCGGTTCGAGTCCGACCCTAGGCACCAAATTATAATCCTCGCTCATTGAGCGGGGATTTTTCTTTTCTGCTTTTCTATTAATAAAATCAATGCTTTACAATACTTAAGTATCATTTCTCTACTCTTTTAATCTTATCCAGTATTGCCATTTTTTATGTATTTTTATATATTTTTATGCATTCATTACGCCAAAATTACGCCAAGCGGTTTAATTTATGGCTGGTTTTTACGTTTAGAGATTAAATAAAGTGGCAACAGTTAGAAAACGTGGTGATAGATGGCGTGTAGAGGTCTATCGAGACGGCAAAAGAAAATCCAAAACCTGCTCAACAAAGACAGAGGCTATCTTGTGGGGGGCGGAAGAAGAAAAGAAATTAGAGTTAATGGCTAAAGGTATGCAGCCAGAAACGCTATTTTCTGATGTGATTAAGCGTTATTTGAATGAGATTACGCCAACAAAACGAGGCGAAAAACACGAATTCAACCGCTTAACTCGTTTTCTACGCCACCCTATCACAGACAAGTATATATCTGATGTTACTCGCCAAGATTTAGAATTGTGGATTAAAGAGCGATTAGAAACCGTTAAGGGTGAAAGTGTTCGCAGGGAGCTTTCCACTATCGGACATATTTTCAAAATTGCCGTTGAGCGTTGGGGATATATTCAAAACTCACCTATGACTGGACTACAACAGCCACAGGCAAGTAAACCAAGGACACAAAGGTTCACACAAGAAGATATAGACGAGATTGTCAAGATTAGCGGATATAATGAGAGCTTAAAAACCGCTAAGGCTCGCACAGGTGCGGCAGTGCTATTTGCTGTTGAAACTGCGATGAGGGCTGGTGAGATATGCGGATTAGCTTGGGATAATGTAAACCTAGAAAGAAAGACAGCTTATTTACCAATGACTAAAAACGGCTCTTCTCGCACCGTTCCGCTTTCAAAAAATGCGGTAAGGATATTGGAAAGGCTAAGAGATGAGATTGAGCAAGGCGATACTTGTTTTCAAGTGAAGTCTAATATTCTAGATGCAACGTTCAGAAAGCTCAAAAAGGCAGCTAACCGAGAATATCTACATTTCCACGACACCAGACGAGAGGCTTTGACAAGATTGGCTAAAAAGGTTGACGTGATGACTTTGGCGAAAATATCGGGGCATAAAGACATTCGGATATTACAAAATGTCTATTACGCCCCGAATATGGAAGAAGTTGCTGAACTTCTAGATTAGTTAAGCATCGCTTGCTGCTCCACCACCTCTACGTGGATTTCTAATAACTGCGTGAGTGGTTTCTTTTGGATTTTTAAAATCTGTAATCTTAATGATAAACACCTCTTTTTCTGCGTTCTCTAATGGAATTCCAAGCTCAGTCTCGCTTGTTGCATATACCTGTCCGCCATATTGTTCATACATCAATAATGCTCCTTGAAATTCTTCAGGAAGTGGCACTACACAGATTGCATTATTATTTACCTGTTCCTCTGTCGCAGCCGGTACGATAACTTTTAATACATCAAGCCCGCCGCTAGTTGTTCCAATACCTTCAATTTTCGCTTTAATCTCTGCAATATCTTTGCCGACTAAATAAGCGAATGTTTCGTTTTTATTTCCAAAATTAGCCATATTTCCTCCTATTGACCTAATTTACCTTTTTCATAAGCTGCTTTTAAATCTAGATTTTCTAAGGCTGTCATTTTTTCGATAACGCCATCAAGACTAGACTTAAATTCTGTGATTTTTTGAATTAATTTTTCTGGCATTGTTTCGCCAGATTTAAGATTTCTTACTGCGTCGGCTAATTCTCGTAGCGTGTCTAAATCGGCTGCTACATCGCCACCTAATAAGTCAGATTTTAGCTGTGTAATCTTTTGCTCGATTAACGCAATGATTGCCTTATCTTGAGTGCCAAGATATTCAGCAAAGCTATTGAGTAATTCCGCTACTGTTTGTTGTGTCACTATAAAGCTCCTAGTTGATAGTGAGTTTTTAATTCTTCAAGCGTTGGGAGCTTTTCCTTTTTAGCTCCGATTTCTTTTATTAACCGCACTTTAACCTTGATGTTAGGCTTTGAGCGTTTAACTAATCTAATAATCATCTCGCCTCCGTTACATCGTGAATAAGCGTGAATTCACCGCCGGCAAGCGTTCTCACCAATCCTTGCGGACTAGTACACTGCAAATCCCAGTTTGCAGTCTCCCACTTCGCCCCAAGCGTTTTATCGTGTGACAATGTAACTGTTACTAGATTTTCGCTTACAGTAATCTCACCTGTTTCGGTTGATAGCTTGATAGTCTCGCCTTTCTTTGGCTCAATCCACATATCAAATCGACTTCCAGTTAAATCGCTTTTCTGCTCGTTATCTTCTAAGATTTCAAAAGTCCAACCATCATCATCACCACGCACTGTTTCTAGCTCAATGTTTTCCATTTTTGCTCCAATAAAAAACCGCACCGAGATTTCTCAAAGTGCGGTTGATTTAGTTTAAGGTTGATTAGATTACGATTTGGCCGTTTTCTTTTAGATAGGTGTAAATCCGCTCTAAATCAATCTGTGCTGTTGTTTTGCCAATATCGTCTTTGGTTAATGGTTTGCTTATTAGCTCTTTAGCCGCCACTGCGTCAATCCATTTGTAATCAGAGATGATTGGCACGAAGTTGGTCACTGAACCGTCACTATCTTCGCCAGTACCTAATACATACTTAGCATTGATTGAGCCATCTTCTTGTTTTGAGTACGCAGCAATAGCCGAATACATTGGATTTAAGATTCTGTTGAATGTTGTCATATTTGCCTCTTATTGATAGATTGTTCTTGTATCAGATACTGCATAGGCTGTTACGCAGATTTTAGGATTACCGCCACCAAAATTAAAGATTTCTGGCGGGTATCCACCCCTAGATGTTTTCGAGTAATAGTAATCCTTTTTCTCGTTGGCATTAACGATAAAGCTAACGTCCGAATTAACGATAAAAACTATACGTTTAACTGGCGATGGATTAATGTGTAAGGTTGTAGAACAGAAGGTAACTTCGTCGTTTTCAGAACCAATTTTACTAATATTAACATTAGCCACAAACACCTCACACAAATTGCCACCAATCAACTGATTAACCTCAAGCGCTCCCGTGAATTTACCAGTTACACCCTCTAATCTCGCACCTCGTATCGTGCCACCCTCGATTACCGAACCTCTAACAGAACCACCGTTTACGGTTGTACCACTGATTGTTGTACCCGTGATTGTGCCACCTGATATATTGTTACCATTGATATTATTACCATTGATATTCGTACCAGTGATTGTCGTACCTGTAATGCTACCACCAGAGATATTATTACCATTGATGTTATTACCACTAATACTTGTCCCTGTGATTGAGCCGGCTGTAATTCGCCCAATATCTGAACTGATGGCAGAAAGGCTATTCACGTTTAACTTATCAGAGGTTAATGACCGTGTGGCGATATGGTCAGCTCCAATACTGCCAACTGCAATATGTTTAGCTGCTACCGCACCTGTTGCAATCTTGTTTGAGGTAATACTATCAGCCGCCATTTGTTGAGCAGTGATAGAGTTAGTGACAATCGAACCACCGTGAATAGCTGTTACACCAGCATTTTGCCAAGTGCTAGGTTGAGTTGTGTATTGAGTACATTCTTCAAGCATGGCTCTCATCACAAGTAAACGCTGCAATCCTTTACCACGACTTGCAATGATAACCCTTACAGAACCACCTTCAGGAGCAATGAATTTTGAATAATATCTAGGCATATTAACATATCCGTGATACCCATCGCCCCTCTTACCCTCGCTAGGAATTACTGAACTTGTGGCATTTAATCTACCTATATATTCACCGTTACTATTCATCGCATATATTTCAGTTTCAGGTCTGCCACCGTGTACAACAGAATATACTGAAAATATATAGTTTTTATTCGGAATTAGCTTTATATCTTGAGCAATGGATACAGCCCATGCGTCATCACCTGTCCCAGTATTAGTCCAGTTTACACAGCGGTCTGTATTTGGGTCTATTCCAGTAAAGAAATCACTACCAAAACCGCTGTTTTCATGATCAAGTCTGAAATTACCAACAGAGAAATCGCCGTTAGGTGTTTGAATATCTTTCCAGCCAAAGGGTTTCCCATTATTGTCAGGAAAAAATACAGGGTTGTAGAGTAGATTTCCGCCAAGTCCGATTGCGAGTTTATCAGCAGTAATCTGTCCTGCTGCCATGTGTTCAGCACGCACAGCTCCAGCTTGTAATGCGCCAGCTCCGATTGTGTTCGCACCAATTTGGTCTGCTTGTAAAGTGCCGACTAATTGGGTCGTCTTAATGCGGATACCACTTTCATCAATACCATTCTCAAGGTATTTAGTACCGTTCCAAGTATATAACTTACCGTCTGCAGTGTTATAAACTTGTTTATGACCTTGATATTCGTCAGTATTTAAACCATTAACCGTTTTAATTAAGTCAAGGTTTCTTGCTGGTAATGCTGTGTCGATTACTTCATCAACGATGTTTTGAGAGAGTTTCTTGTTTAAAACCTCTAACTCTGCATCAATATCAACCGAGCTTTCGCCACGAAGGCCAGTCATCTGATTAAATGGACCAACGTTCACACCTCTAGCGTGTCTTAGCCAGTAGTATCTAACCTGATTAGCTCCCACCTCATGCGTGTAAACTCTAGAATTTACTTTAGCCAGCAGTCTAGCGGTTTTTATATCATCGGTTTCGTTAACGTAAATCTCTGTCGCTGTGGCGTCATTAATCCAATCCCACTCGATTGTGATATTGCCCAGTCCACCAGTAACTCTTACACCAGTTGGTGCTGGAGGTTTATCAATAACAAAGGTTTGCGTTCTTTCGCTTAATAACTCACCGCTCTCACTCTTAACTTGGATAACAATGGTGTATTCGCCATTCTCAAAATCATCAAAGCTAACATTAGGCGATGATTGACCTAAGCGAACATCATATAAAGCACCGTCTTTGTAGATTTTGATGTCATATTTGACTAATCCGCTTCCACCTGTGACGTCGGTAGAAAAACTAACACTGCCGTCTTGATTAACATTGACATTGATATTGCTAATCTGAGGAACGCTTAGAATTGAAGTCGCTCTAGGTTCAAACTTCGCACCGTTATCAACTATTGCCTCTTTCTGTGGTTCGTGCTGTAAGGCTGTAATGGTGTATTTTCCTTTTTCGTCCTCTTTAACAGATAGAGCCTTAAATAACTGGCTTGTTACCTGTTGAGTGGATAGTGACCATACACCATAAGCCTCTAATCCTATTGGAGTTTGGTCTAAAGTAACTTCGGCACCTTTCGCAGAGATAATCTTAATGTCTTGATGTTTTGCGTTTTGGTTAATGTAACTAAAGTAACTATTACCACTGATAGAGATTTCTCTGTCTAAAGTAACTTTCTTACCATCAACTGATAAAACTCGCCCACCAATATTTGTGCCAGCGTAATACGTGTCTGATACTCTAATAATGTCACCGGGGATATGCATTAATCCCTCTGCGCCAACAGTAAAGGTAACGGTCTTGGTTTCTAACTTTTCGGTTTGCAGTAACCATAAGCCAGTGCGGTGCGCTTGACCTCTAGAGGTGCAACCAAAGGCAGTTATTTTCTTAACGTTTAAGCCGTACTTGCGAATAGCATCATCATCAGAAACATACTCAATCATTCTTTCGTATGAGTTGTTTTTATCAACATATTCGACTTGAATTGCATTGTGGCGAGATTTCTTAGCCGAAAAAGTGTAATTAAACAACCCTTTGTCAACGTTTGCATTTGTGTATGTCCAGACTGGGTCATAAGGTCGATCCATTACAACTGTTAATTGCTGACCGTTCCAGACAGGCATTGCTCGAAAGATTGAGCAAATGTCATTAATCACATCATACGCAGAGCGTTGTTCTGTCAGCCACGCATTACAGGTAAATCTAGGCTCTTTACCGCCAAAACCATCTGGAACGAGCTGGTCACAATATTGAGCAACTTGATACAATGTCCATTTATCAGCTCCAAACTCGCCTAGTCTATTACCTAATCCGTAACGTTTATTTGTGACAATATCAAACAAAACCCAAGCAGGATTATCAGTCCAGTCTATCTTAAATGTACCATCCCAAACGCCCGAATATTGTCTTGTTCTAGGATTGTAGTTGCTAGGGATTTTGACCTTAATCCCCATAATGTCATAGGTTCTTGTCGGGAGGTTGCTAAAATACTCAGAGTCAAACTTAACACCAACTAATGCGGTGTTTGGATACGTAAAGACTGTATCAATAACCTCTGTATAGCTCGACCATAATGTGTTATTTTGAAGTCTTTGAGAGTTACTATCTTCGGTTAATCGCTCAACCTTAATGGTAAATGGAACAGGCGGTAAATCCCCAAATGTGTGCTGTTGGAGGTATTGGGAGCTATATTTACCAACAATGGTTACAGGGTAAGACTTGCCTCCAATGGTAATAACTAGGTTAACTTGCGAGCCGTTAATATCTCCGTTATCTTCCATTTTCGATAGAGCTTGAACGCCAATAGTAAATCTTAATCTAGAGACTTTGCTGTCTGTAATAGTCCTTGTTATAGGTAGATTTCTTCGCACCTGTGCTGATACAGATACTTCTTTTTCCGATGCGCTAAATCCACTAAGTACATCTTGGACCTGTCCGCCAATTCGACCTTGTAATGACACATTCTTGAAGTTGAACGAGCCATTTTTATTTTGGACTGGCGTATTATCTAAGTAAACAGACTTCATGCCGTCCGCTAAACCAGCTACCTCGCCCTCAGAGATAACTTCAACGATTTTGATTAACTGTTTGCTTCGGCTTGTTTCCTTTGCCTCTACTGGCGTATGTACGCTACCTGCGCCACTTCCAGTGTTAGCCTCAGTATTAACAGCAGGGCTAGGACTGCCGCCACCTCTTCTGCTACCTTTACCCATTTCCAGTCTCCCACGCTGTAATCCAAGGATAGAGTTTCCCTGATTTGTCTCGGTATCTATTTAAATCACCGATTCCAATATTGCTATTGCTATTGTTATTGTTATTACCAGTGTTATCTATTGCTGGCTTGTTCGTGTTGTCCGCAACAACTACGGTTGGCTCTCTCTCGACATCCATAGTTTCAACACCTTGAGAGATTACAAGCGTACCAGTCCTAATCAATCCGTAAGCGAGAGGCATAGATTTTCCCTGCGCTACCATATTTGAGAGATTTGAAAAGCTTGTTGATTGTTTCTTCTCTTTCTCTTCTTGCTTGCTTTTTACGCTTTCAGGCTTAACTGCTCCTGTCTGAGTTACGCCCCTCATTGTTGGCATTTTTGTAAGCATTTGAGCGGCACCGCCAGCCATTAAACCAATACCAGCAACCACCAATGCTGAGCCGCCAGCCCAAGATGTAACCGCTCCAACTACAACCATCACTGCACCGACTATCGTCTGAAACAAACCTGCTCTCTTTGAGCCTTTTAAAACTGGCGTAAAATGGACTGTTGCATCGTCTTTTAAGTGTTGATTTAAACCTTGCTCAAGATAGCGATTATCTAGATACTCTCGCCCAACCCTTACAGTAAATAATCCTTGCTGAATGAATTGTCTGAGCTTTGGGATTTGACTTGTTAGAGCGTGTACTACTTCGGCAGGTGTCTTGCAGTCTAAATTAAATTCAGATCCAAACTGTTTAAGGCTGCCGTAAAATCTAACGTTGACCATTCTTTGTATCTCCAAATACTGTGCGTGTGTTTGAGCCAATAACCATCGTACAAATCTCGCTTAGATAATCGTTTTGGTGCGTGATGTAATACCATCTGTTCGCCTACATAAATCGCAGCGTGATTAGGCACATCAGAACCTATGCTAATTAAAATCACATCACCAATTTGTGGCTCGCTTACTTGCTCAAATCCGTGCTTGTCCATATTGTCCAAGTAGAGGTTAAAGCCATCTTCCCACCAGTATTCTTGCCGTTCGAAATCAGGAAATTCACGACCAGATAACCGGTAAAAATCTCTGAATAGCGTGTAACAGTCCATTTCACCGTGTTTAAACTCACGACCGATTAAAAATGGGATTTTCGGGAAAATGTGGATTTTCTCATCGCAAACTAACCAAAAATCTAACTGGCTATATAGTTGCGTTTGTAAATCTGATTGAGAGAGTTTTGGTTCGCCTTGTGGGTGTGAGTGGACCAATGCCACAATCTCGCCTTTCTCTGATGCGTTGATGTAATCTTCTGGCGTGATTTCAAAGTGATTCTCCTTGTCTTCCGCTACGTTTTCGCAAGGTATAAAGACTTTTTCATTACCCATTAAAACAACAAAACCACAGCTTTCCTGTTGTTCTTTTGATTTTGAGTGTTTGGTTATCTCGTTGTGTAACTTACCGTCCATTTACTACCCCAACTTATCAACGCTGACAAATCCGCCATAATTGCGAGTGTTGTTTCTTAGCTTGCAGCCAGTCAATAAACCACTGCACTTATCCTTTTGAGGGTCGGTGGTGGGTTGATCTTTTTCATCTGCCACTGCTCGACCTGTATAACCGCACTCAACACTTCGGTATAACCAACTACAAGTCGTTGTAATCATTCTTGCACCAATTAATGCGCTGTCAGTTTCTGACGGTAAGGCTAGAGTAAATTGAGCGATGTTTCGATTGAGTGAAGATAATTGCTCAATTACGAAATAACTTAATACTTCCTGTGATGGATCGGCCTGCTTATTGCCACCCTCGAAATTGACCGCATCTAGATAGTGCATATAGACTAATCTTCGTTTAACGATTCCACCCAAACACTGATCGAACCGGTTACATAGTGCGGTAACAAATCCGTCAACATTACCAATCGTTAATGTTGGTCGATTACTTGGACCGTTGCCTGATAACTCAAAGCCATCTGCTTTAACGCCGAAAGGCTGATAGGTTTTACCTTGCCATACAATGGGTTGTGATTTTTCATTAGTTCCAGCATAAAATCGATAAAGCTCGCCACTTATACCGTTATCATCTCTCAAACTTCTTAAATCCACTTCAAACAGCTCAATGAGTGCATTTTGCTCTAACTTGGCGAGGTCTAATTTGAATTGATTGCTAATTGCTTGTGGCATTACGGCACCTCAACAAAACTACAAGTAAACTCCGTGAAGTTTAAGCTCATCTTCGCAGGCCATTTACTACAAATAACCTTGATATTTTTTCCTGTAAACGGGTCTTTAAATAAAAAAGGATGAATTCCTTTGTGTCTTTTAAAGAATTCATCCACTTCTAGGCGGTCTTTGTTTTTAACCTTAACCTCAACGGAGTAAGAACGGAGTAAACTATTAATCCCCTGTAATTGGCGTTGAGTGTACCCATCGCCAAATTCAATCGAGTTTACTTTCGGTTCGCTATCAATCTGAAATTCTGGTCTTACGCACCATTTAAATGTTTCCATACTTACCTCCAAGCAAACACGCCACCAGAACGCATATTATTTGAAATAATACCGTTGGTTTCACTTCGTGCTATCTGACGAATTAGCTCTACTGTAATTTCTGTTTCGCCGTTACGTTGTCTTTGCTCTACGCTTGCATTAACCGGCTCGCCATTATTAATTACCTTAACGGATATGCTTCCGCCAGCCATAGGTTTATAGCCAGTTGACGGAATAGAACCTACCGAACCACCGTTAGCATATCCACGACCATAGTTAAGATGGTTTAAAAAGCCAATCCCTAGCCTTGATGTTGCCTCTTTGGTGATAACGTATTCGCCACGATGAACCACGCCTGCTGGCTGATATTTGCCGCCATCGCCAGTATATCCACCGCTAGCATACCCAACATAACCGCCATCAGCAAATCCAAACGCTCCTGATGCGGCTTTGATTGCGTTGAAAATCATCATCTTAACGGTCATCTCTGCTATGTCTCTTAAAATTGATTGAGCAAGAGAGCGGAAATCTGCTTTGCCGGTCACGACAAGATCTGTTAAGGCGTTAGCCATACCGTTAAAGGCATTTTGAGTAACCTGCGACATATTCGCAGCCATATTGCCAAAGCTATCTTGGATTTGGCTTATCCCATCTTTAATCCCTGCGATTGAGCTTGATTTCAGTTGGCTTTCGGTTTCTTTAATAACCGCCATACGCTCTTTTAGTTTTGCGATTTCCTCATCAAGCTTAGCAATATTCTCTTGCGACATTCCAACTTTCAGGCGAGCTGCGTCAATATCTAATTGATGATTATATCGAAGTAATTCTTGCTCTTTTCTTGTTTTACCAAGTAGCTCAAGCTCAAATTGCATTTCTCGCAGTTTTTCACCGTTATCATAGGTAAATTGTGCAATTGCTACGCTTTGTTGTGCAGCATCAATTTGAGCAGCCATATCTTTAAGCTTAGCCAAACCATCTGCGCCAAAATGAGCGTATTTCTCACCATTCGCTGCAATATCTTGAGTGATTTTGTTTAGCTCTTGATACTGGCTAACTTGCCCGAATACAGAAATATCTTGGGCATTCGCTCGAATTTCTGAAAGTCTGCGCTCCATTTCGCTAAGTTGGTCAGTGAACTGTTTCACATAATCAACCTTAGAACCACCAGAAGATTTGCTAGCTTTTGATTTTCTTGATGAACCGCCTTTAGCACCTTTGCTAATAGCTTGAGAACCCAACAAGGCAAAGTTACTATCAACTACCGCAGAAAAATCAGCAGAATCTTTTTCAAATCCGCTATTTAATGCGTTATCTTCCGCTTGAAGTCTGCGTTTCTTGATTGGGTCGGTTTCTTTATTAATTGCAATTTGGCGATTGTTTCGCTCTATTAATTTGGTCGCCTTATCACTTAAAGCGTTTTGAACGCTAAAGCCGAGAGCATTAAACTGGCTCGCTACTAAGATAGCCATTGCCCCCATTCGCTCAACTGCACTTGTAATGGATGCCGCACCACTTTCCGCACTTGGGAAAATGCGGGTTAAATCATCAAGCGAAAATCCTATTGAATCAATGCTGACTTTGGAGGTGTCTAGCGTTGGAAGTAAGCTTCTTAATTTATCGTGGAATTCAGCAACCGGAACTTGACCGATGATTGTTTTCAAATCATCTTCTGACTTGGTTAGTTTTTCGTTTGATTTAGCTAATTCAGCTTTTTTAATCGCCAAATCTTGCGTTGCTTTTGCTAACGCCTCTAGATATGCCGAATCTTCCGCTTTTCCGCTTTGCTGTGCGATTTGTTTGCCTTGCTCGATTATTCTGTTGAGCTTTTCATACTCTTCTTCTAATCGCTTAATTTCGTCCTTTTGAGCGGAAATCGATTGCTCTAATTTGGCTTTCATTCCGTCAAGGACTGCGGCAGAAGTGTTTGCTAATTTGCCAGCAGTTACATCTAACGAATCAGCAAAGGATAACAGCTCTTGTCTAGCTGCCTCTGTTTTCTGTTGGTAGTCTAGGAATACGCCAACACCAGCCGATAAGCCGAGAGTTAATAAACCAAGTGGTCCACCAACAAAACCTAATGCGCCGCCTAAGCCTTTACCTGTTGCGGTTAATGCTTGTTGTGCAGCAGTGAGATTTCTCGTTGCAGCAGCTTGGGCTGACATAGCGGCAGAGGCTTGAATACTTGCTGCAATCCAAGTGCGGGTTTTACCATC